GCGGGGGTTCTCGTCGCTGCGCACCAGCCAGCGGCCCTCCTGCAAAAGCTGCAGGTTCTCGGCGGTCGGCCTTACCTCGAGGGTAAAGCCGCCCTCGGAGTAGTAGGGGGTGTCCCAGTAAAGGGACACCCACACGTCCACCCAGCCCACGCGGACGAGGGTGTCCGCTTCCAAAACGTCCAGTCTCATAGCGGTTCTCCTAGCGGTTCGGGCAGAATGCCCGCCTCCATCGGGTAAAAGCTGACGGATGCCTGCAGGTAGCCGGAGCCGTTCTCGGCCTGCATACTCAGCACGTTATCGCCGGGCTGCAGCTCGGTGAGGGTGCTGTCCTCGTCCAGCTTAGAGAAGATGTTCTCGGTCACGCCTGCCCGGGTCAGGGTGCAGGCCAGCCGGTCGGATGTGCTGCGGTAGATCTCCAGCGTCTCGTCCGGCTGCAGGGTCAGGTCAAAGCCGATAAAGGCCCCGGTCTGCAGGTCCACCACCTTGGGGTGGGTCACCGGTATGTCACACCGCAGGGTGGCCGTGAAGGGCACCGGCAGGCTGCCCTCGTTGCGCAGCACTGCCGCCGTGCCGTCCCGCTTGATGCCGTAGATGTGGCTGTCGTAGCAGACAGGAAAGCGGAACGCCTTTTCGTACCCGCCCAGCACGCTGCTGACGGCGTTGAGGTCGTACCAGAAGGGCTTTTCGCTGTAGAGCATGAGCGAACAGCGCGGCTGCGGCGTGTAGCTGGAAAAGTAGGGCGTTTTCTGCAGCACGAACCGGGTGAAGTAGTGGTCGCCAAAGTACAGGGTGCCCTTAGTGAAGTAGGGCAGCTTTTTGCTGAACGCCCGGGCATTGTCCAGCGCATACGCGCCCCAGAACACCACATCGAGGGTGCGGGACACGCCGGAGACGCTCTGCCCCTCCACGGTGTCGCCCACCTGATTGACACCCTGCGCGGTCTGCAGGTCCACATCCACCCCGTTCAGCGGGTCGAGAAAGTAGGGGATGTCGTAGTCCCAGCCCAGATGCAGGACGGCACCGGCATCTGTCACGATCTTGAGATGATCTTTAAAGAGCATAGTGTCCTCCTTTCATCGTTTGCGGGCCTTGGCCTTGTCGGCTTCCCAGCGGGCTTCCCGCTGCTGCGCGGCGGCGGTGTCGTGGCCGTTGTAGAAGTTCTGGGTGATGTTGGTATCGCCCTCGCGGTGGTAGCTGTTGGCAGCGGACACCACCTGTGCGGTGCCGGATGCAGCCACGGTGCTGCCCAGACGCATGTTGTCGGAAAGCACCAGTGCCCCCGCCTGCCGGATCATATCGGCAAGGGCAGAGTTTGTCTTTTCCAGCGCCTTGGTGTTGGCGTTGATGGCATCTTCCAGACTGCCGGTGCCGGTGGTGATGTCCACGCTGCCCATGCCGCCGGAGCCGGACGAACCGCCGCCAGAGGAGCCGCCGCCGGACGAACCTTTCTTACTGAAAGAGCCGCCGATCGAGGCGACGATGCCCGCGATGACGGCAGCAAGGGCTACGCCCGCTGCGATCATCAGCAGAGCCTGCGGAGTACCAAAGCCGGTAGGGAACAGCGCCGCAGCGATGGCATCCAGCATTGCTACGAACGCGCCGCCGATAGACCCGATCAGACTGCCCAAAGACGCAAGAATCTCCGGGAATGCAGAGATCAGGCCGCCTTTCATGCCCTGACTGATGGCAAGGGCCGCATTGCTCAGCGGTGTTTTCAGCCCGCCGAAGATCTCCATCAGGGTGGAGCCAAGGCCCTGTGCCTGCTGCCAGACCTCAGAAAAGCCGCCGGTCAGGCCGTGCACGATCTGCCCGCCCAGATCAATGGCTCCCTGTACCAGCTGGTCCCGGGCACCGCCCAGCGCTTTGTTGAGCTTAGTCACGATGCCAAGGGCAAAATCATTGACCTGCTTTTTCTGGTCGGCAGTCAGACCGCCGTAGATGGTGCTTGCCACCCACTTGCCGATGCCCAGCCAGTCCTGATTCTTGACGGCGGTGTACAGATCGTCGAAGGTGCCAAGCACGCCGGTATCTGCCTCGGTCTGCAGCTCCTTCCACAGGCCGTCAAAGGTGTCCGCGCTGGACTTTTTGATCTGCTCGGCCACCTGCACGGTGCCGTCTGCGGCGATGGTCTTGGCCCGTTCGATGGTCACGAGGGCACCGTCCACCACGTCGTCGTAGACCTCGGTGATGACCTTTTTGGTGGTCTCGGTGCCGTCGGTCAGGGTCTCGGTGACGGTCTGGGTGGTGGTCTTGACCCCGTCTGCCAGCGTCTCAAAGGTGGAAGTGACCGTCTTGGCGGTTTCGCGGACGGTCTCCATGGTCTGCTTGACGGTCTCGGTGCCGTCGGCGGCCACCTCTGTGATGGTTTTCACATCCTTCAGCACACCATCCACCATCTGCCGGGAAGTCTCGGTGATGACCTGCTTTTGCTGTGTCTTGCCGTTGGAGAGCGTTTCGGTGATGTTTTCGGTGGTGCGGGTGATCTTGCCGTCGATTTCGGTCGTGGTGTCCGAGATGGACTTGACGACTTCTGCGGCGGCCTGCTTCGTGGCCTTGCTGGCCTTCTTGGCTCCGCTGGTGATGGCCGGGTAGGGGTTCATGGCTGTCTGGCTCCCGGCACGGCTGCTGCCGTTGCCGGAGCTGCTTGTGCCCTTCGGGACCCATCCGTTGTCATCGTCCCATTCGAGGTCTTTGTGGGAGTTGTCCCAGTTTTTCTGATTGCGCTTCTGCGTGTAATTTTGGCGCGAAGCCGCGTAAGCGCTATTATAAGCATCCACCGCAGCCGCTGCACCCTGCGGTAAAGCGGCAAGTGCGGCAGCAATACCGCGGATGGACGACATCAGCATGTTAAGCGTTGTCAACACGCTGTTCACAGCAAAATCAGCAGCAGAACGCAGGCCGTTCATGCAGGTGTTCCAACCGGAACGGAACGTTTCACTGCTCTTATATGCTGTGATGAGCCCCGCCGTCAGAGCGGCAAATGCAGCTACTGCCAGCCCTATCGGATTTGCTGCAACCACACTGTTCAGTGCAGCCATTGCAACTTTGAAAATGCCTGCGCCAGCGGCAGCCTGTAGATTTGCCGTGTTCAATGCGGTAACAGCCAATTTCTGTGCAGTGGTAACCACCGTTGTTGCCGCAATGGTTGCTTTATACCCGGCGAACGCTGCACCGGCAGCGGCCACAACAGCAGTCGCAATGCCGATGGTCTCCTTGAGCTGGGCCATCTTCTCGTCGCTGTCGAGGAAGGAGACCACCACCTCGTTCAGCTTGACAACCAGCTCACCCAGAGCTGCAAACAGGCCGCTGGTCAGCTCACCGGTCAGGGCGCTGACATTATCCTTCAGGGTGGACATGCGCCCGCTGAAGGTCTGGCTGGCTTCCAGCATACCGTTGTAGAACTGCCCGCCCTGACTGGTGGCGGCTTCCACAGCTGCTTCCAGCTCGCTGAAGCTGACCTTGCCATCCGAGATGCGCTTGTACAGGTCGGACATGCTCTCGCCGGTGGCGTCGCAGATCTGGTTCAGCGGGTTGAATCCCGCATCGATCATCATGTTGACGTTTTCCAGCGTGACCTTCTGCGCCGAGGACATCTTGCCGTAGGCGCGGGTCAGGGTCTGCAGCTTTTCGGCGTTGCCCAGCGAGATATCGCCCAGCCGCTGCAGCACGCCGGTGGTGTCGTCTGCCGCAATGCCGAACTGCAAAAGGGTCTGGGTGCCGCTGGTCAGGTCATCCAGCGAGAAAGGCGTGGATGCCGCCATTTTGCGAATTTCGGAAAGCTTCGTTGCGGCGGCTTCCTCGCTGCCCAGCATGACCTTGAAGTTGGTCAGGTAGCTTTCCATGGTGGCGTTGTAATCCACACCGCTCTTGACCACCTCGGCCAGCTTGGACGAAGCCTGTTTTGCAAAGTCCGCGATCATCTGCCCGGCGGCTATCGTCCACTTACTGGTGCTTTTTTCTGCCGGGTCGCTGTTCAGCCTTACTTCGCCGGTGATGCTGAAATCTGCCACTGTGTCCACCTCTCTCCATTCCAAAAGAGCGCGGGCACAAGGGCACAGGCTGTTATAACTTGATCTCTACCTCCCGCTTACAGGCGGGATTTTTGCATTTTACCCACAGGCCATGGGCGGATGCGGCATTTTCTGCCCACACCGGCAGCGCCCGGCCGCAGTAGGGGCAGGGCACCGGGGCGCGGCTAGTGCCGGAATCGCGCGAGGAACGCGGCATCGTGCTCTTCGACCGAAACGACACGGGCGGCACCCCCTCTCAGCTCAGCAGGCAGGGCAAAGCGCTCCTGCAGGTCGGCATAGTGGGCACGCATACTGCCCTCGTACTCGGAAAGATCCATGGTGCGCCAGCTCATGATCTTTGCCATGAGGGTCTCCTCCGGCAGGGCCGCGAACAGCGCACGGAACCGGAACCAGTGCATCTTTTCGCGGGTCAGGTCGATGCCGTAGGCCTGCTGGAACGCCGCCACGATGTAACCGGCATCACACTGGTAGTCGAAGGCGGGCGGCTTTTCCGGGCCGCTGGTGGCAGCGCTGGCCGTGGGTTCTGCGGCCTGCTCTCCGGCAATGCAAAACTCGATGAGATGCTGATACGCTTCCATGCACGCCTGAGCATTGCTCAGCAGCGGCTGCGGGTCCCGGTAAAACCGCCGGACGGCGCGGCACGCCAGTGCCAACGGGTCGTCTCCGGCCCCGCGCCGGTAGACATTGCTCAGCCACACCATGTGCCGAAAGTCCGGGTCAATGGCCCGGCCATGCCATACGGTGGGCAGTGCGTCCGTCAGCAGATCAGACATGGCGCTCCGCTGCGATCTTCAGGGCGTAGTCGGCCAGCTGCTGCATGGCCTCCGGGTCGTCCTTCAAAGCGTCCACCGCGACACGGGCATCTGCCAGACGCAGGGCCCTGTCTGCGGGGTCCTCGTGAATAGTTACCTTGGGCGGCATACGGATGATTTCGTTGGTTTCAACGATGCGCCCCGCCGTCCGGGTACGCTGCCGGGCTTTCTGCTCGGCACGGCGCTGCTGGCGGTTCATGGGCTGGGCGGCTCTGGCGGCATAGCGCTGTTTCTCGGCGGCAAAGGCATTGCCCAGTTCCTCGATCACGTCATAGATGGGTGCCATGTAGTTTTCGTTAAGCCCCAGACGGTCGGACGCGCCTGCACCGAGAATCTCGTCGATGCAGTCCATGGCAATGCGTGCCTGTGCACGTGCATGGTCGCCCAGACGGACACCGCCGCGATGGAAATGCTCCGTCTCCTCGGCGCTCCGGCGCTGCATCTGCTCGTTGGCGTCCTCAAAGCGGTCAAGGTCGTTGGCGTTCATCAGGGAAAATTCAAATTCCTGTCCACAAATAACCATGTTCTGGCTCCTTTCTTGGGCCGTGTGCCGGATTTGCACCAGCTTCTTTTACTGTTTCACGGCATAAAAAATCCCCGTTCCGGTGCGGAGCGGGGACTGTGTTTGAAAAAATCAGCCCTTGACGGCCTTTGCAGGCTCAGCGGACTGGGTGGCGGGGTTGTAGTCAAACTCGTCCGGCGTGCCGACGGCCTTCACGTCGCAGGCAAAGGTGGCCTTGGAACCGGCTGCACCGCCCACGTCGCTGGTGACGATGATGGCAGCGCTGCCTTTCTCGCCCTTGCCGGTGCGCAGGCTGAAGTAGATGTAGGGCACAATGATATCGCTGCCGGTGCCGTACACGATCTTGTGGCTCAGCACAAAATCCTGAAAAGCATCGCCCACGCAGCGGTCGCCGTTGACGGCAAGGGTGCGCTGGGTGCCGGTCTTTTCGGTGACGTTGCCGGTACGGATGTACTGAGCATCCTCGGTGGTGGCGTTCAGGGAGCCGGAATGCTCCTTCACATGGTCGGCGCAGACGATCCACTGGCTTTCCTTGGTCTGGGTGCTATCGATCTGGAACGCCAGCACAAAATCGTTCGCCGTCTCAATGCCGGTGTAGCTGGCGCTGGGCGTCAGGCCGGACTTGGTAATGGCTTCGGATACAGTCATATCAAAACTCCTTTCATTTTGGCATGTAGTAGGTCAGGCGCATTTGCAGCTGCATCTTACAGCTGCCCGCGCTGTTTGTGACGATGTAGCCGCTGTTCGTCACGGCAATGCCGGTAGGGGTCTTGCCCCCGCCGCAGGCCGAGAGGTCGGGCAGGTTGTGCCGGGCATCTTGCCGCATGACCCACTCGGTAAGCTGCTCGAAAAAGCCGCTGTTCTGGATGTTGACGGCATCCACCTCGCTGTACTCCCGTCTGGACAGAAAGAGGTAATTCTTCGCCATTTCCCAACCGGAGATGTACTCGGTGATGATGGGGTCACCGGGGCTGTCCTCGATGGAAAAGGCGGTGGATTCTTCTTCCAGTCCGGCAATGCGGAAGGCCGCACCGGTGGCTTCCTGCTCGTCGGCAATCAGCGGGCAGGTCTTGAGCCATGCCCGCAGGGCGGCAATGGTGGGCTTTATGGTCTCGCTCATAAGTTTCCCATCCCTCCCCAGAATGTCGTGACGGCACGCGCGCCGTAAAGAGCAAGGTGCGCACCGATATCTGCCAGTGCCCGCTGGCCCCAGTAAGAGCCGCGCAGGCCGGTCTCGCCATGCAGGCAAGTGCCCTGTTCGTGCAGGTAATACTGCCTGCGGGCGTAGGGCGTGTTATAGACCAGCAAGCCCTCGTCGTACTTGCTGGCAAGATTGACGCTGTTCTTCAGCGTGCCGGTATCGAACGGCACATAGCTGTCAATCAGCTTGGCAGCTTCCTGTGCAAGGGCATATTGTGCCTTTTGCAGGGCGGCAGTCTTTTCGGCTCCAAAATCCGGCCGCCATTTCAACTCCATCTGCACGCCGTCTGTCCGGTATTTCCAACCATCAGGCGGCTCAAAGACCGGTTTGGCCGACGGCGCAGCGGGGCCAAAGGGAATGATCTCGCTCATGTTCTCAGCTCCCTTCCACGTGCCAGTGCGGCAGCAGCGGTTCCCGGTCGTCCGAGACAGCCGCCGCTGTGCAGCACTGGTGCGTTTTTTCGAGGTGGGCGTACTCTTCGGCGGTCAAGGCAGCCACCGCGCCCTGCACCAGCTTCCAGCCGCGTTTCAGGGTCCAGTGCTTGGCCTTTTCCGCCGCAGACAGCGCCGCCCACTGGGCATAGGGCAGATAGTCCGCCGTGCACACGCTGGCCGGGATGCGGATGTGGGTGGTGCGCTCCGGGTCCTTGGCGGTGCCGGAGCCGGAGGTGGAGCGGCATTCCCGCCAGCTGCACCCCGGGAACACCCAGCACACCGGCCTGTCGGTCTCGGTGGCAGTGTCGTGGATGAGGTTCACCACAGTAATGGCTGTCTGCATCACAAAATCCCCCTGTACAGCAAATCGTGCGGGTCACTGCCCAGCGCGGTGCGGATGATCTCATAGGCTTCCTGCCGGGTGGCCGCGGTCACACTGGCATTGCTGCCAAAGGTGACGCTGTAGCCGTCGTTGGAGACGCTGGCAGCGCCCGGCACAGCGCCCGCCGCAGACGCAGCGGCCAGCAGGCCGACGATCTGGGCGCAGGCGTCCGCCAATGCTTCCCGGCAGGCCTCGCACCCTGCGGCGTGGTGTTCCGCCCGGCCAAAGGTGGCGGCATCGATCATGCGGGAAGCCCGGCTGCACAGCACGCCGAACGCCGTTTCCGGCACCGTGCCGCCCGCCGCCGCATACTGGTCATAGGTGCAGTAGAGCATCGGTCAGACCTCCTTATGCTGCGACGGCAGCGGCGGTCAGGAATGCGAACGGGACTTTGGAGCGGTCGGCGTTCAGGCGGGTGGCGGGGTTGGGCAGTGCCCAGCCCATGCGCATGACCACACGCAGGGCCACCATATCCTGCTGGGCGAGGTTGTAAACGATCTCCTTGGTGGAAGGATCCTGAATAACGCCCTGATCCAGCAGCTTCACGGTGACATCCTGACGGATGGAGTACACCAGCTTCTTGAAGTTGCCTGCGATCAGCTGGGCCTTAGAAGCATCAAAGCCGCCGTTCTCCGGGAAGTACATCGGGGCACCGTCCAGCGCGTAGGTGGTTGCACCCTGCATATCGGAACGGAACAGGGGACGGCCCGTGGTATCCACAAGGCCGCGCAGCTCTGCCTTTGCGGTCAGATCGCCCACCACGGCATCCACGCCGAAGCCGCCAGCCTCCACCTTGGAGAACAGACCGTCCTTGCCCAGCAGCTTTGCGTAGTCGATGGGGCCGGTGACTTTGTTCTTGGCCGCAAGGGTCAGAACATCGGTCGTCCACTCGGTGGGACGCTCACCGCCGAACAGAATCGCGTTGTCGATCTTTGCGCCCATGGCTTCCCGGACGCGGGGCTGTACCTCGCCCATGATGTCAAAGCTGGAATCTGCCAGCACGGCTTCAGGCACGGGCACGATGACAGCCAGCTCTGCAGCGGTCATGTACACGTTGTCCCATTCCTGCTTGCTGGTTTTTTTCATGCCGGTGTCACCGTTGACCCAGTAAGCCAGCGGCAGCATGGACAGCACGGGGATCTTGGTCTGGTTAGAGGTCATATTGGCAAGGCGGGTGCCCAGCTGCATGACGGTGGAGCTTTTGGGCACGTCCTGCTGGATGGTGTTCACCAGCTGCTCCCGGATCAGGGCCTCAGCCTTATTGCGGGCGATTGCATCAATAGCCATAAGAATCAACCTTTCTGGCCGAACGCTGCGCGGAATGCAGCATTTGCGGCCTCATGTGTGTTTGCGGGCTGGCCGGGTGCGCCGGTCGCCGATGCGGAAAAACGTGCCATGCCGCCGTCCGGCAGAATGGCGCTGGGATCACTCTCTTTGAAAGCCTTGACATAATCATCAAAGCCCATGATCTCGCCGTCCTTCATAGCAAAATTCTGAGCCTTTGCATCTGTCAGAAATGCCTTGCGGGCGCTCTCGCTGGAAAACTTCAGGCCGGATGCCTTGCGTTCCAGCGCATAGCCCTTTTCGAGGGCAGCGACCTGAGCCGCAGCATCGGTCTTAGCCTGCTCGGCCTTGGCCTTCCACTCCGGGTCGTAGCCTTCCAGTTTGATGTTTGCAGTGGACAGCTGTTCGGTCAGGGTGGTTTTCTCGGCCTTGAGGGTGGTGATCTCGTTCACCTTGGCCGTGATATCCGCGCCGTGCAGGTTCATGATGCTGTCCAGCTGGTCCGAGGTGATACCCGGAATGATCTTGCTCACATCTTCGCGTTTCACTTGCGATGTGCTCCTTTCTTTTGTCTGTTGGGTGGATAAGTCCCTGCTGTTTTGTATCGCGGTTCTCATTCCGCACGGGACAAGACGGGGTACGCGCCGCCTTCCGCATGGCACCGTTTGCAGGGATCGAACCTGCCGCTTCCGGTTTTGGAGACCGGCGCTCTTCCGACATGAGCTAAAACGGCATGAAAAAACCACTATGAAGCCTTTTTCTGGGCACATAGTGGTTAAAATGGGGGATTTTCGTGAATGACTTTTACGGCTTCACCTCCACACTGGGCAGGATGTCAGTGTGGAAATAGAGCTTGTAGTGGTAGGGGTCGGTATGGGTGCCGGTGATGTCCTCTACCACATACATGGTGTAGTCGTTCAGATAGATGTAGTTCTTGCGGTAGGAATCCGGGCCGACTTTCACCGTGCAGACAAGCTCATTGTTTGAGTTGTTGGAGATGGACATGTAGCCCTCGGCTTCCATAATGACCTTATCGGTGCGGGCGTTGTAGACGGTGATCTTGCGCTCACTCTCGAAGTAATCAGCCTGCTTGGAGATGTTGTAGTTGGCCTTTTCGGCTTCGCTGGAACAGCCACACAGCAGAATGGATGCGGCCAGCGCAAGGGCGAGAAGAATCTTTTTCATGGTTTGTTCCTTTCTGTAAAAATGGGCAAAAGAAAACCACGGTGCGTGTGCATCGTGGTTCAGTTGATGTTATGAATTACGGCGTGCAACAGTAGATTCTGTCGTACACTGCTTCGCCCTCACGAGAAAGAGCTGTCGGCTCGTCATTTTCGTCAAAGGTCGATGTGATGAAATCATCAAGCTCCAAAAGAAGCTCGTCCAGACTCCTGCAGTTTACAGCGCTGGGAACATGCTTCTTCAAAAACTCCTTGGAATCAGTATCTAAATCTTCAAAACAAAAGGTCATTTTTGCTCACTCCTTGGATTCAGCTGAATCAGCTGTCCCGTGTCTGGGTTTATCGTGACGATTGCTTTGCCAATAAGGCGCACGCTTCGCTTTCCTCTTGAATCCGTTTTTACAGGGTTGATGCGCTCAGGATTCAAAACGGTATCACGCATGGCTTCATAGCCAACACCGCTTCGCCGGATGATTTTAAGGTCATATTTTAACTTATCGGGGTCGACCAATGTGCCGAACATACGCTCCATGAAATGGGCGGTATGTCCAGTAATAACAGTACCATCCGCAGTAGTCTTGCCCACAAGCTCGGTCTGGATGCGCTCGTGCGTACTCTTGTACAGGTCAAAACCTGCAAGCGGCGAAAGCCAGCCACTTTTTACGCTGTTGGCATATTGCATCAGCAACCGATATTCTTCGGTATTATTATACCGTGCATCATAATATTTTGCAACGGTATTCAGGCTGGTACTCTGCGCATTGATAGACTTGAGCCAGTCGGTGTGATGCGCCTGAGATTTTGCACTTGCCCTACTGGCTTCGCTCCTGCCGAACTTCGGCACGCTGACACGGGCGCTGTCCACACGGCCGCCCGTGGCCTGTGCAAACTCTGCAAGGCTCTGGCGGGCCGCTTTCAGGCGCACAGCGCTGTCGGTGGCGTCCAGCCCGGCAGCATCCTCGGCCAGATACCGCTTTTTCCAGCGGCGGACGTTCCGCTCCCGGGCACGCTGCATCTGGGATATCTCGTAGGCGGTGTACTTTTTGCCGTTCCACTCGATGTTCCGGGCGTTGAGGGCTTCCAACTCTTCCCGCGTCCATTGGGGCGGAGCACCCAGCTCTGGAAAAATTGCAAAATGTGTATGGGAACAATTCCAGCCGTAAATACCATCGCCGGAACCATAGTGTGTCGCTTCATAAAAATCAGGGTAATACTTACCCTTGTAAGTGACCGCACCGCCCCGATGAAACTGCCGTCCCTGCCATTCTGCATGAGAAGGACGGGCACCGCCATGGGCACTTGTCTCCACAAACTCGCAGCCCATTTCGTCCATGCGAGCCACCTGCAGCTTGCCAGTCGTCTGGTTCACACCGGTGAGCACGGCACGCCGTGCGGCCACCTCGATGCTGTCCTTGTGGCCGCTGGGGTATGTGACCATGGGCATGTCGTCTGCAAGGCTGTCCACAGCCTGCTTGACGGCGGCTTTGTAGTCAAAGGCACCGGTGCTCACCTTGAGCCATGCAGCGTCCAGCGTGCGCTCAAAGGCCCCTGTGACGGTGTTTGCCGTGGTGGCGGTCAGATTCTGCCATGTGCCGCAGGTCTGCCGCGCACCGGCATCCAGCAGATTGTTCAGGGCGGCGTTCTGTTCAAAAGGGAGCGGCTCCATATCGTAGTGGTAATAGATCGCATCTTCCCGCTCCATGGCTTCGGTGGCGGCCTGCAAAAGCAGCTTGCGGATGGCCGTTTCGCTCTTGCCGGTGTACTTGGCCAGCAGCTTCACCACATCATTGCGCAGCGCTTCGGTCTGCTGGTAGCGCCACAGCTGCCAGTTAGCAGTAGCGGGCACTTTGTCCATCTTGCCGATGCGCCGGGCCACGTCCTGTAAAATCTCGTCCTCCACCTGCTGCCAGAGCTGCACAAAGGCATCCGGCATCTGGTCGAGGGTAGACGGCGGCAGCATCAGGCACCCCCGAAGGTGAGGGCTTCAGGGCTGCGGTTCTCGGCATCCGCTTCGGCGGCAATGGCCTTGGCATCGTCCTCGCTGTAGCCCTCAAACTCCACCAGATACCGCCAGAACGGGAACTTGCCTGCGGTAACGTAGCCCCAATACATCTGCTTGCGCTCTTTGGGGTCGGAGATGATGCTATCGTCAAAGTCAAAGGTCACGTTGCAGTCGCCCGGCGGGGAAACGGCTGCGCCGCTGTTCCACTGGGCATCCAGCAGCTTGCTGATGGAGTATACCAGATCGGTCAGCGCATTGCCCAGCGCCCGCTGCAGATCCTTGACGGTAGTGTAGCTGCGCTGCTTGCTGCTCCTGATCTCCTCGGCGGTCTTGTCCACGTTCTGCGGGTCGGACAGGGTGCCGTAGGCAAGGCCGCACTGGAACTCCACCCGCTTGAGCATGGCATCCATCCCCCGACGATAACTTTCATCGCGCAGGGCAGGGGCAAACACCTCGTAAAGGTTCCGGCCATTGGCCCCGGAACTGCCGTTCAACCAGTTGCGGTAAAGGCGCTGCTCACGCTGCGGCATAACGCTCTCGCCGTTGATGCCGGGCCGCAGGGCGGTCTGGTCAACGTCAAGGGCCAGCTGCCCGCCGTCATACTCCCACAGCAGCCGCCCATACTGTTCATCGGTATCATGGATGGTGTCAACAGCAGCGGCATAGACGCTCACGCCCAGCGGGGAGTGCCGATCAGTGGAATTGCCGCTGGACACTCTGAAATAGCCCCAGAGCGGGCGGTCTACACCGGAAAACTCAGTGTGTGGGGAGATCGCGGCCCACTCCGGCACATCGGTCAGCGGGACTTCAATGCCGAGGTCTGTACTGGTCATGGAGCGGAACGCCTTGACCGTGATGCTGTGCGTGCTGCCGGAAAACTCGTGATCTTCCAGACGGGTATAAATGCGGTTGCCGCGCACCAGATGGTCATAAAAAATAGCCCCGGTCATGCGGCCAGAGCTATCAAAGCGGGTAGGGCAGAAGCAGTCACCCTGCACAGCATCGATCTGGATGCAGCCCTGTGCATCGAGGAAGGGCCGGAACAGGATGCCGCCCAGCGCGCAGCCGTATTCCACCGGGGTGCGCAGATCTGCAATGAAAGGCTGCAGCATGGTGTTGATGCTATCGGCTCGGGCACTGCCGGAAACAATGCATTCCATTTCAAGCGTGGTCAGACGGGCCAGCTCCGATGCAACACTCTGGGCAAGCTTCAGGCTGTGAAGGGCGTTCTTGCCGCCGTGGCACCACGGCCCGCCGGTATCGTACATCTGCGCCCACAGGATGATCGCATTCTCCATGCTGTAGGACACGCTGGCGCTGACGGTGGTATTTTCACCGAACAGCAGCCGCGCTTTCTCCCGCAGCCAGAAAAGCAGTCTATCAAACATTATTTTCGTCTCCAGTCTGCCCAGCGGATCAGCGGGGCCAGTATCGTATAGCAGAAATAGCGGATGTCGTCCATGGCGTGGTCGTTCTCCTTCACGACGCGGTCCTCTTTGGCTTTGTCATCCCACGAGTACAGGCCGAATTCCCGGCGGGATGCCGTGCAGCTTTCGTGGATAGTCACAAGCCCGGCCTGCATCAGGGACGCCACGCAGCGGATGCCGTTCAGTACGTCGTTATCAGCGGGGATCACCAGATACTTGCCGTGCCGCCGGATGGTCTCGATGAAGGAAGCAGCGGACGGGTCAACCACCACCGCCTGAATGTAATAGCCCTTGGTCAGGCGTTCCAGCTCGGCATAGTGCTCTTCGTCGGTGCGCTGCACACGCTCGGCACGGCTGTCAAAATAGCTTTCCTTGATGCGCAGGGCCTTGCCATCATGAATGACCCACAGGCCCATGCTGCAGGGGTTGTGGGTGCCGTAGTCGATGGACACGTAAAACTGCCCATCGATGTGGGAAGCATCACCGTGAAAAAGGTAGGTGTCCTGCCCGGCAGAGAAGAAAGGGTATACAAGGCCCTCGGCAGCTTTCCTTTTTCCAAGGATGTCACGGGCATACCAGACCGTGCTGCGGTCGTAGGTTGCAAGCACAGCCCGGAGCTGGTCGTCCGAAATGCTCATGTTATCGGCAATTGTGAAATGCCCATAGTTGAAGCCGTATTCTGGGTTCTCGTTCTGCTTCTTTTCGTGCAGATTCAGGATATTTTCATAGTACCAGTGACCCTCTGCCTTGGGATTCAGGTCGTGAAATACCTTTCTGTCCGGGCTGGACAGGGTACGGTCGAATACTTCCTTGATGAAAGTTTCGCTGCATTCATTGGCTTCGGTGATGTACGCGGTGCCGTAGGTGTTGCCCTTGATCAGCTTTTCGTCACCGGCTTTGCCACCACCGGACACCAGCACCACCTTTTCACCGGTGGCAGTCTGGATGTACAGACAGTCGCGGTTCTGGTAGGTGCCCTCACGGCAGCGGCCCTCAAAATAGTTTTTCAGGCCGAAGCCGTCACAGTCCAGAATGTTCAGCCTGGCCGTCGCAGTGGATACGCCTGCAATGAGGTGTATTCTGCTGGGATGCTTTTCCAGAATGGTGCAGTAGGCCATAGTAATAAGCACGTTCTTGCCGCCGCGTTTGCCGCCCTCAGCCACATTGAACCAGTGGTCGAAGCAGTTCCAGAAGAAACGCATCTGGTTTTGTGAAAAAGGTGCAGGTATGTTCATGTCTCAAAGTCCTTGATGTCACGGTCTGGCACAGGGTGCTGCAGCAGATCAGCAAGGGTCTGCATGTCGTTATTTTGAGCAGCGGCATTTTCTTTTTCGGATGCGTCTTTGTACATGCCCAGATGCTTGCCCAACAGGTCAAGTGCTCGGAGCTTATCTGCAAGTTTGACCTCGTGTTCCAAACAGTCCTCGCCAAAGCTCTTGACCTTGATGGACTGGATTGCGGCCAGATCATCCCGGGAGGCATCCAGTTTGACAGAAGCAGTCTCCGGGTCGATCAGGTCGCTGGCGTTGGCAAATGCAATCTTGGCAAGCTCTCGAACGACACGATCAGCAGATACACCGGTCCGGCGGCTCTGCTCAGCCTGCAGCTGGGCAATGCGATTTTGAATGCTAACATTTGCTAACAGCCGGGGTGCCTGTTCTCTTGCGGTTTTGGGGCTGTATCCGGCGCGGATGGCCGCTTGAGTGGCGTTCAGGTCGATCATATATTCTTCACAGAAACGATCCTGCTTGTCGGTCATCCTCACCACCTCTCTTGCCGTAAAATCAAAAAGCCGCCCGGATGGACGGCTTGGGAATATCAAAAAAAGCCAGCACGTTTTCATGCTGGCGGTTGACGCACATCCTGCCGGGAAACTTCACAAACCGGCTTGCGGATTCTGTGACCTCCGTTGTGTGCAGAGTCTGCTCGGGCTGGTAAGGAGGTCAACCACCGCTCTGCACACAGCCACGAGCGGGCATGTCGGCCCATGCGTCAGGCGATTGCCGTGGCGGGGCACGGCATTGTGGAACCGCCCTTGGAATCGAACCAGCCGTGTCTACACACACGCGCCGCGCTCCAAACTGCGCTCAGGCGGCCATATAAAAACAGCTCCGGTTCTCCGCCGGGGCTGTTGGTTGGCGCACATCCTGTCAGGAAAGCTACACCTTGGCAAGGATTCTAAGGTCTTTTCTTGGCACGGGAGGTTGCACGTGCGGCCTTGCGGGTTGTCTAGTCCATGCGCCATACGGTGCGATACGGCGGAATCGAACCGCCTCCTGTCTCTCATGAGCGGCAGGCTGCCTTTGTTTCAGTGTATCGCATAGAAGCAGTCCGCGAAGTGCCAGTGAGAAGTAGCTATCCCGTCGAGTAAGGAAGTAATCGATGATGTCTGTGGAGGATGCACTTCGGAGACTGCGTATATCGGTGGGCCTTTCCGGCTCTGCCGATGGTACCACGATAACACAGATGCCGATAACAAGTAAATACCAGAGCGTGTAAAAACAATGCCCTCTGACATTGTGCAAAATGTACAGGGTCAACTAAGATTCAATTCATTCGTGAGTTCTGCCAGCTGCGCCAGACCTTCCGAAATGGCCCTTGAAACCTGAGACGGATTGGAATAACCGACTTCAGGCGCGATCTCGGCATGTCGCTTGCCTTCCACAAAAGACAGGATCAGACACCGGCTGCGTTTGATCGATACCGGATCAGCATGAAGCAGGTAAGCCACATCAATGGCATCTTTCTGCATCTCGGCATACTGGCATTTCAGTTCGGCCAGTTTTGCTTCCGCGTCCATGGCTGCATCGCTGTTGGTGCCAACTTTGTCACTGGTGCCGGAGTGGCCCGGCGCACCGGAGTTGCTGGAGGTAGTCGTGGTGGCGGCGCTGCGCAGGCTTTCGATGCGTTCCTGCTGCTGCCGGATCAGCGCCCGCATCCGGGGCAGGCGTTCAAACCATGACCTGATTTCCTGCACACCACTGATCTCTCCCGGCTTTAGGACATCACTCTCGGGTGTCCATGTTCTGATATCTGCCATTCCCAGCATGATCTCCTTCCAATTTTTTCAGCAGCCCATCCACGTCATACCGCCAGTGAACCCGCAGCAGGTGCTGCTCCACCTCAATGCCGTTGAGGGCGGCCCACTGCCACGGGATGCTTTTGCGGGTCTGGGTCTGCATGTACTCCAGCACAGCGCTGGCGGGCACGGCAAAGGTGCGGTTCACCTTGCCGCGGTAGTTTATCACCACATGGGCCGTCTGGCCCTTGTAGGAAGCCGCAGCAGCCATGTCGGTAATATGTTTGAGCTTATGATATTTCTGTTTGTCCCGGTCAAAGCTGCCAAAGATCTTCGTCAGCGGGATGCTGGGTGTTTCGATGGTCTTGAGTTCAAAATAGTGGTGCATGGGGTAACGGTAGACATCGAAGTCACAGATGTTGTCCACAGAGAAGCTCAAGTTTTCGTTGCCGCCGTAGTAGGTAGCGGCGCTGTCCTTCAGCCGATAGCACCAGGCATCCGGCGGCATGGACTTCTTCCAGTCCGCTTCAAACTGTTTTCCGGTATTCAAACGGTTCTCCTTTCTGCGCAGCTGACAGAGGGCGGCACCCGCCGTCGGATCCGGGTAGTGTTCAGGGTTCCGATACATCGGATGCGTCCTCCTTTGCTGCTTCTTTTTTTATCAGCGGCCTGCGCCGCGTGGCATTCTTCAGCCAGTCGTTCCCGCTGGGCTCGGTTCGGTCTACACGTTTATTCCGTCCGGCTCCGATCGGATTCGTCAGGCGGTACTCCTCGGCAGACCTGCACCCTTGCGATTCAGCTTCTGCCAGCGCCTTGCGGACATAGGCCCAGCTGTGCCCGCCCAGATCAGAACACTTCAGGATCACGGCAGAGACCAGTTCTGAACCCAGCCGATCCGCGTAGGCCATCAGCTCAGCTTTACTGGTGGCACTCAGCTTGCAGATACAGGATTCAAATTCATCCACTGCAGGATGGGTCGTCGTCCTCGTCCCGGCAGTCTCGCGCGCACGCGCAGACGACGATTGTTTTAATGGTTTCTTTGTTATATTTGTTAAGTTGTTGTCGGCAGCCTGTCGGTTGCCTGTCGCCTGACTGTCACTTTGCCTGTCAGCACCAACGAGCAAATTATAATTATTGATTGAAACAACGCTGTATTTTGGCCCGGTTCTGACTGTCACATAGCCTGTCGCCTGCAAGTGCTCCAAAGCAGTCCGAACATTCCGAATTGACAAATTCAGCTGTTTTGCCAGCTGAGATTGGCTTGTAACCAGTTCTCCGGGGTGGATGGTGATGCCCTGCCACTGCTTTTCCTGCCAGTTGGCCGTGAGCAGCAGATGAAAGAACAGGCGGGCGGTGTTGGGTTCGGTATACCATTCCCAGTCGATCAGACCGCGGGGAAATGCTACGAAGCCGCGTGTTGTGTCGATGCCCACAGCCCGACCTCCTTTCGTGTGAAATGCCCGTATAGCCGGATAGCACAGCTTGCGAGGTCAGAACGGCAGGTCGTCGGCATCATCGTTGATGAGGTCATACTCGGCAGAGGGGGCTGCTTCGGGTGCAGCAGTGCTGCGCGGTGCGTAATCCGCAAGAGCTTCACCGGGGTACATCTGCGCACCCTGAAGGTCTGCCGGGTTTGCTGCCGGTTCTGCAGGTTCCGGCGGAGGGCCGGGCTGTGCCATCAGGTCAATCATCTGCTGCAGCCAGCGGAATGTCACCAGCCCGCCGGGCTGAACATCATCCGCGTCCACATCGTAGTAGATCTTGCCGTTATACTCCCGCTCTTTCAGCTTTTGAGCAAAAACCGTGACCTGATCGCCTTTCTGCAGCATGCCATCCCACTGGTCAATGCCGTGCCAGAGGTTCACGCCCACAAAGAAGCTCTGCCATTTGCCGGATTCATCCTGTGTGCGGCTGGCTTTCAGGTCGAATTTCAGCACCCGCTTCTGCCCGGCATCCCGGAGCACCGGGTCTTTGGCGATCTCGCCGTGCAGCATGATGCCGTTCTTGGTCTGGACGATCATGCATCATCACCGCCAAACGGATCATCGGCGTTTTCCTCTGCAGAGGGTGCATTCGGGGCAGGGATCAGGGTGCCTGCTGTCTTGCGGTGACGGTGGGAGCCTGCGTAAGGATCCAGCACCGGCAGATCTTCAGGCGGCACCTCGCGGGCGGTGCTTTCAGCGTCCACACGCACCTCGCTCTCATCGTACAGAGCGCCAAAGGTAGACGGGAACGCTTCACGAAGGGCGTGCACCAGCGCTACCTTGCGGATCATGGTGGCCTTTTTGCCGTTCCAGAGGGATTTGCCGGTGTCATACTCGCTGAGCTTGACTTCCTCATAGCTGGCGCGGGTGCGGTCCTTGCGGTAGACCTTTGCCCAGCCGCCGAGAAGGGTCTCACCGCCGTCTCCATCATAGACGATAGATCCCTCACGGTTCAGCAGCTGGCCATCTGCGGTCATGACGATCACGCCAGCTTCAAAACCATCGTAGGCCGGGTGGCGCTCGGCCATCTGCAGATAGCAGTTCTTGCCCAGCACAATGGTGCTGGCGGTGTCGTCATTTTTGTTATCGTAGTGGATCAGGTAGGCTTCTTTGGTGAAGGGGTTCAGGTGGTACTGCTTGCAGGTCTCCAGAAAGATTTTGCATTCAGCATCGGTGGCCTTGGGACAGATGAAGTTGCGCACGTCTCCAAAACTCACAGTGAAGTGCTGTCCGTCAGCACCAGTGATCTCCACCGGCACGGACGGGGATGCAGCCTGCATAGCAGTGCTGCCTGCACGGTTGGCGTTCTGGACGGAACGGTTTGCCAGAGCCTGTGCATTGGAAACGGACGAAGTAGGCGCGGGTGCGCCGGAACGAGTAAGTGCCATAAGTAAATACCTCCAAAATTATTTGATAGAACCATAGCGGAAACCGCGCTCTGCGGCTCCCTGCTTGAACCATGCGATGTCCTCGCGGGTGAACTCTACCCAGAAACGATACTGCTTGCGGGCAGGAGCTTCCGGCTGGGCAGGTGCTGCAAAGCGCTGCAGCACTTCACAGTCCAGTCGTCCGGAAGCGGTGATAAAGGCGTTGCGTTGGGCGCTCTGTTCAGCTTCCGCCTTGAGCTGACGCTCTTCCTCGGTGGGAGGGATGATCACCGGTGCGGCTGCGCGGGCACGTTCTGAGGCCTGCCTTTCTGCTTCTGCGCGGCGCAGCTTTTCCCGGTTGTCCTGCAGGCGCAGGTGTTCGGTAAGCGCGGCGTTCAGATCCAGAACACGAAGATATCCCAGCTTGCAGGCTTCAGCATCTTCGCCGCAGGTGTCCTGAATGATTTTCAACTCTTTCCGCCGTGTTTCAACATCCCGGCGCAGCTCCCGGCTGGCCTTTGTCAGATCATAGGTCTTGTTCAGCCACTGCGGCACCAGCAGGCGGTCAAAGGGGATAAGCTCCCGCAGTTCTCCGATGCAGTCGGCATAGACAGCCCGCAGCGCATCCTGCTTGTCCTGCCGCTCAGCTTCCTCCACAGCCTTGACCTGCTGGTCAATGGCACCGGAGACAGCCTTGCACTGACCCTGCATCTGCTTGGCACTCTGCAAGAACTCTTCCAACGGCTTCATGTAAAAAGCCTTGGCGCTGCGGGCGGCATCGCTGAGCTGCTTGTCCAGCTTGTTCACGGCGGCGCGGTCAGCCTTGGCATCCTTGATGGTGTCCGGGGTGTAGATGCGGCCGGTGTAGGCGGCCAGCATCTCGGTCAGATTCTGCTGCACCTCGGTCTCGTTCCACCGGATCGCGGGCAGTTCCGGGTGCTCCACCCGGACGGTCAATTCATTCGTCATTTTCGGGGTCCTCCTGTTCTGCTTCCTGTTCGCGTGGCAAAAAGTAATAGTTGTCGGGCGGCTCAAGCGGCGGGCCGTAGCCGTCCAGCGCAAGATCATACATCGGGTTCATCAGCTGCACCTCCGTCATAATCTGCGGGCTGACGGCAGAGCAGGGAAGCTTCTTCCATGATGCTGTTCAGTGCGCCGCACAGGGTCTGGAAGGTGCTCTCCAGATCTTCACCGGTCAGGCGGGAATAGCTGCCTTTGCAGGTGTCCCATGCCGAACGGAACAGGCTGGCGCAGTAGTTGGCGGTCTCAAAATCGGCCTGTGTATTGTCATTGGCGCGGGCTTGGAGTGTGGCCAGCTGTTTGCGCAGGGCAGTGTTATCCTTGGCAAGTTCAGAATTCCGGGCATCTGCAAGGCCCCAGGCCTTTTCTGCTGCCAGACGGTCCAGTTCTTCCTCATCCCACTGGTGAGCCAGAGCTTTGGCCCGCCGGTCTACCTCTTCCTCATCCACCACAGCGGCGATGGGTTGCTTTTTCAGGGCCGCATTTTCTTCCTGCAGCTTGTCGGCCCGGAGCTTTGCCGCTTCGGCCACCTGCCGGGAGCCGGAAAGCTGGCCCTCGGCATTTTTGGCCCGGGCTTCGGCCTTGTCGGCACGGTCTTTTTCCTGTGAGACCTTCAGACCCAGCCGGTTGCAATCCTTGGCGGTACTCAGCTGGTCAGCACGGGCCTTGTCCCGTTCGGTTTCGGCCTTTTGGGCACGTTCGGCCAGCCCGTTGATGTCGGCGTTGGCGGCTTCCAGATGGGCTTCGGCAGCGTCGGCACGGTCTTTTTCGGCTTTGAGTTGGGCCAGCAGCTCCTGCACCCGCTGGCTGTCTCCGGCGGCTGCGGTGAGCTGTTCCGCGCAGCCGGAGCGGGCGATCAGGTTCAGGTCCTTGCGGGAGATAGACGGCAGTAATTTTAAATCCGCAACTGTTGCGGATTTAAAAGCATCTCCGTTCTGGGTCATTGTCCGGGCGCTGCCCTCGCTCATGCCCTTGCTCTCATACCACTTTGTCCATGTA